TTTGTATGTTGATTGCTTCTAACCAATCAGTTGGTACTGATAAGTATTGAGCATCTGCTGTTGCAGTAGCTCTTTTAATCATATCCTTTGTTCTTAATCTTCTATTTAACTCGGCTTCAACATTATCTATAAATGTATCTATGTCAGATGTTAAATCTGATCTGTTGAGATAATTTGCTATTGCTGTTTTTAATTCTGCGTATGTCATAGTTTACCCTGCCAAGTTCTAAATACTTTATTGTCTGGATCATTAAGCCATTGTTTCCACTTTGCTGAATCTTGTGACCAGCCCTCTCTCAATGCTTTTTGCCAGATAACCATTGGCACTTCCGCAACGTGCCTCATGTCTTTTCCGTGCTTAATAGTATTATCTCTTAAATTTCTAACGTGTTCAATGACAGGTTGAACATCTTGTGTAGTGTGTGCGATATGTTTGTCATCTTCGGTAATGAACTCCGAAGTTAGTCCTGTTTTTCGATCTATAAGTGTACGTTTAGTTGGCATCTTAAAAATGGGAGGGTTTTACCCCTCCCTAATAAGTATTAACTTACGATGTTGTTAAGTCAGCTACTACACCATGAGCAGCTTCGTTAGATACTTCTAAACCATACTCAACTACGATCATCTTAGTCTCAGCATCACCAATAGTTGCAATATCAACTGTTTGGAAATCTCTAAGATAAGATACTTTAGCGAAGTCTGGATCAACTAATAATAGTGATCTTTCTCTACTAAAGTTAGATGGTACGATTTTTAGCTCACCAAAGTCTGATGCATAAATAGAAACAGAAGCTTCTACTGTGTTTGCATCAATCATTTGTCTAGCTGAAGCTCTACCTGTGAAACCAGAAATCTTTTGTTTATTTACTGGGCCACAAATCGCTAATGATGGTTCACCACCATTTGAGAAAGCTGATTGTAGAACATCTTTAAGTAATGCTTCAGTTAAAGCTCTTTGTGTTCCGTCTGTTGGAGCAGCACCACCACCAGTAGCAGCACCATTAGTGCCTCTTGATGCGTTTGATGTAATCCAAGATTCGAAACCACCAGTTACTCTAGCTGTTGTTGCATTACCAGTTGTCTTAGCACCTTTTTGACAAAGAGCGGTTTCCATATCTCTTTTTAATGCTTTTGACATAATAGCTAACTGATGAGCCATTTCTGATTTTTTACCAGCTGGATCACTTGACTGCTGTGATCCTGTTACTGTTGCATCTCTTTTTGAGATCATAGCAACGTTGCTAACTCTAGTAGTAGCTGTAGAAGCTGATCTTGAAAGTTCAAATCCTTCTAAGTTACCAGCACCACTTGGAGTTGGTAGGTTTTCTGTTTGCCAATCAAAAACAACATTCTTGATTGTGTTTTTTCCGATTGATGACATGAACGGAGTAGTCTGAGGAGATATGTTATAGATAACATCACTTAACTGTTCTCTATCAGCAGTAGCCGAATATGTATCAAATGCGTTTGTTACTTTAGCCATGATATTTTTCCTATGTTAAAAAGTTAAATTATTTGTTCAAAAAGTTTAGCTGCATCTTGAACTTTTCCAGATTTAGCTAATCTTTGTTTTGCTTTTTTCACAGGTGATGCCGATTTCGGTACATTGGAAGTTCCCGGTCGGGCAGTACGAGCAACTGCTTTCTTTTCAGTTGGTTTAACTTTAGTAGCTTTTAATGTTTTGTCATACATCCATGCGTTTCTTAAACCAAGTAAATGTCTATAATCATATACTTGATCCATTTGCTCGGCTGTATAGCCCAAGACATTAATACCATAATTACGAATTGCCATCTTTTCTTTTGATGCCACTTCGTTATCTTGCCATTCTGGAATTAGTTTGAGTAGCTGTTCGTTACCATGCTTAATGAACTCTTCGAGTTCTTTTTGTTGTTTAGCAACCTGTTCCTGTTGGAGTCTAGTTGCTTCATCTTGTACTGCTTGTAACTTTTGCTTTTTCTCATTCCATAAGTCCTTTTCACGGACATAGGCAATAGGATCAGCTTCGTAAAGTGCATTCCAATCTGGCTCGTTTTCCAACTCGCCTTTCAATGTTGCTTCCATCTTTGGTAACAACTGTGAATAAATTGCATCCTTTTCGGAAATCTCTTTTTGTTTTGCCTCAATGCTTTTACGCTGTTCGGCTAACTCCTGAGTTTTCCTAGTATAATCTCTTTGGCGACTGTATCCGTTTTGGAGTTCATCAAGCGTGACTTCAACATCTTCTCCATCGACTTTGATGGTGTAGAGTTGAGGTTGCTGTTCCTCTTCTTCTTCTACTTGATCTTCGTGACTATCTTCTTCTTCTTCAACTTCAAGTTCTTCTTCAAAGGGTTCGTCATCTTCGATGATTTCTTCTTCGTTGACTAACTCTTCAGTTGGTTCTTCTTCTATTGGGTTTTCTGTTTGTTCCGATGGAGTCAAAAAACTTTCAAAAGACTTTTCTGCTTGTTCTAAGTTTGTTTGTAAACCAATCGGCTTTGCGTTGTTGGTCATAATTATTCCTAAAAAAATTAGTTAGCTTATTTTAACAATACTTAAAATAAATTTACACAACTTTGTGCAATCTTGACAACTGTGACTTCGTTATCTTACCCTTCTCTACTAATATTCTTAAATGTTTTTCAACTTCTGGTAAAAGTTTAATTGCTTTGTGTAAACTTTCTCTTTTTTCGATGTCACTTTCTTTAGAAAGTAACCATAGATTTATATATTCGTCTTTTAGATTTTGTAAAGCTTCTTGGAGTGTTTCTGAATTTAAAATTAATTCAGCTTCGTTTGATTTTAAAATTTCTTCTTGGGTTGGCATATTATTTACCTATGAGTTTATCAATTTTTTCATCTAGCTTATCTAGTCTATCAAAAATTCTTTCTATGTCTTTGTGTAAGTCTTGTTTGGTTACATAGTATTTTGGTATTTCTTCTCTTGTTTTATTTACCAAAACTTCTAATCGATCTATTGCTTGGGCGTTTTGTCGTATGCTGTAAATAGTTGGTAGATAAACCAATGTAATGATTGCGTTCCAAAATAAAATCGGACTAATATCCATTTAATAACTCCAAATATGTGGTCTTGGTCTATTCTCATTACCCTCGGAAATGTCTAAATGTATAAATCTACCACTTCCTTTTTGATTTACGCCAATACCTGTAAAACCAAATTCTTTTGCTTTTGATACTATTTGTAATGCTTTATCGCCTCTTACTTTAATATCAGCTGCTATGCCTTGTGCATGAGTTCCCGGTACATTCTTCTTAGCTTCTATTGGATGTTCTTCACATCTATAACCAGAACTAATAATGAATGGGAAACCTAACTCATTTCTTAGTAATTGTAACTTATCTATTAGTTCATGTGAAATACCATTTTTACCACAATGTTTGCAAGAGAACTCTTCTTCTGTGAAATTTTCCCAACTCATTTTTTTTCTATTTCCTTTTTACAATATTCGATTTCAGTCTTTGCAATTAGCATATCTTTTTCTAGTGCTATGACTTGTTGTTCTAAAACTCTTATATCTGGAAAGACGTAATTATTTTGATTTGCTCTTAGGTTTCTTGTTTCTTGTGCGTTCTTATCTATCTTTTCTGTGATGTTTGCATATCCCCAAACTGCTACTGATATAGCAACTATGATTTGTGCTAGATAACTTAATGATATATTTAAAGATGATTTATCATCAACTTTACCTAGTTCAGACATTATTTACCTACGCCTTTTACACGTTCATAACTACGAAGTCCTCCAAGTCCGAGCATACCCATAAGAACAGGTAGCATTGTTGAAGTGTCTGCTTGTGGTATTTCAATACCAAATGGAGCAGCTAATGGGCTGATAAGAAAATTAATAGCAAAGCCAAACACACATACCCAAGCTGTAGCTGGTCGCCATGATGATTGAAACCAGTTACCTTTTGCTTCTTCTTTATTTACTTCTATTTGTGCTTTAGCAATTTCGTGAATATGCTTTTGCGACATAGTTGCAAGTTCATGTGCAATTTGTTGTTTTACATCTGCATCTGGTATGAACTTATCTAGTATTTTTGTTACTGGTTGTATTAGCTTTTCTATCATTTTTACTTTGTTTTATTAATTGATCTAACTTTGCAAAAGAATTTACAGTTAGCTTTTTAGGTTTTTGCTTTTTGGTTTTCATTTAGTGATTTTAAAAATAGTTTATTGGCGTGTCGTTGAAACGACCATGCTAAAAATTTATTTAATAATCTTTCAAGCACCTACTTTTTTTTCTTTTTCTTAGGGAAACCAGCTTTCATATTTGCGTATGCTTTTTTAGTAATAGTAGATTTCTTTTTACTTCTACTAATTCCTTTTTTCTTTCTAGCATTAATGTTTGCATATAATCCTTTTGGCATAATTATCTCCTTACCATTTTTTGCAAGACCAATATCTTGCTGTTAATTTACTTGGGGGGTTAGTGTCGCATTTGTGCCTAGCACGAAACGACTTCCTTCTTTTTGGCTGATCTTTTTTTATTTTCATGTTGGGATCACCAAAACGTATAAGTTTTATAGTGCTACCAACTTTAGCCAAAACTGCAAATTTTTTTCTTTTTCCGGGTGTGCGTTTAGGTTTGTTATAACCAGCAAATCTTTCACCTCTATATGTTATTGCCATTTAATGTATCCATGTTTCACGGGAAGATATGAGTTCTGAATCTTCTGGTATATTTAAAAATACTAGAGCAACTCTTTTTGCTTCCTCTAAATTTTTAGCTTTGATGTCTGAACCAACGTAAACATAATCTCCGTCAAGAAATTCAAGATCGTATAATTTATACCCCTGAGTTTCCACTTCCATTGGTAAACATTCCCTGAGATTGAGCTTTAGCTATTTGTCTCATAGCTTCTCTATCTCTTTCCATAATTGCATTAATTTCTGCTACGTTTACTTGTGCGCCATACTTAGCTTGAAGTTCAGCAATTTTTAGTTTCATATCTGCTTCTGCTTCATCTCTTTGTCTGTCATCTTCCATGATGATTTTCATTCTATCTGTTTCTGCATCTATGATAGCTTTTTGTCCTAAGTTTTGGGCTTTCATAGCTTCTGCTTGTGCCAACATTTCTTCTGGTGATGGTTTAGCATCTTGTGGTTGTTGTGGTGGCATTGGTGGAACTTGTGTATTGATGAATGATTGTGCATCTTTGAAACCAGCCATTTCAATCATTTTGGTTAATGTGTTTGAATATTGTTGTAAATCAACCAATGGATTTTGTGGGCCAAGTAATTGCATAATTTGTTCTTGCTTTTGTGCTATAGATGTAAGCACTTGGAACTTTTCTTGGTCGCTAGATTTAGAGATAGCTACATTAACTGTTATATCTTTGTCTGTATCCCAATATCTTGGATCAACGGGTACGAACTCATTGTTGAGTCTCATTACGTCTGGTTGTTCTTGGTGTTTAATAACTAGAGCATTTACTAACTTAAATAAATCTTTCATACCATCTGCAAAGTGTCTGCAAATAAGCTCTACTCTACC